AAACTTGGCGCGATTGTCCAAGTTGGCGTCATATCCGGCATAACTGGAATACTGCGTGTTGGTTTCGTTGGGGAAAAACGCGACCTTGTCGGCCTTGTTTCCATACACGTACTCGTTGGGCTGCAGCACAGGGGGCTGGCGACGGCGAGGCGCGGATGGTGCCACTGGCGACGCTGCGGGCGACGCAGCAGATGTAGCCGGCGCACCGCGCAGCATCATGTTTGCCAATCCAAAGATGAGCGTGAAAAAAACCATGAACGGGATGGCCACTAGCACCCATGACACGGTCTTGTACCCTTTAGTGCACAACATGTTCAACATCCAGGTCCAAAACAAGAACCACATGATTTTTAAAGCAAATATGTAAGCCGTGTGTTGAACCTGGACTGATACATGTCCGACGGAATACACCTGCCGGTTTCCCGCGTTTTGAATGCCGGTCACTACAAGTGACAGTAGTGAAATGACAAAGTACGTTAATGCGGGCGCACACAGCATGGGCGCCCCTCCTGGGGCTGCTGCACTTGACATAGCAGACGCGGAATAAGAAGACGGTGCGGAACTCATTGAACTGGGATTGGGATTGGGATTGGGATTGGGATTGGGATTGCGGTATTATGCTTGGGCTTTATGACATTTCACTATATTATTATTCGTTCCGTTCACTTCGTTTTTAAAACTCCGAATTCAGGGTGCGATTTCCACCCCTTTCGTTCAAGTAATTCCACTGTTTTTGACTGGTGCACACGCACCCGGTGCTGGAAGAATAGTAGCTCGGGCAGCATTCAGGTTTGACATCGTTGTGCGCAAAAATAAGCATCTCACCAGGGGGGAGGGGGATGGGTCCGCCCTTGTGGTACTGTCCCGACTTGGTGTTGTCTTGGTTGCCGACGCCGTTGGCGTAATCGCGTGCGGCGTTTACCCATCCGCCGCCAGGAATGCCGGAGTCCATGTTGTAGTTAATGGGCGCGCCGTAATCGTCTGAACCCAGCATGGACCGTTGCGCAAATGTTTCCTTAATTACGCTCCCCACGTCGGCAGACATTCCGTTGACGCTGAAGGACGTGCAGCTGCAAAACAAATGCGCGCCCATGATGATCCCGATCACCACAAACAGTATAACGTGTTCAATGCGCACGCTGAATCCGTTGAGTTTCAATTCCATTATTATGTGTAATTGTCCAATTATATATAATAAAAATATAAATATTTTGCGCCGCCGGTTAACTCTTTCTAAATCCAAATCCAAATCCAAATCAACGGGACGGAGGCGACGGAACCAGCGATAGTCCGTGAATGTGCAGTATTTCGGCCAACGCGTGCGCGATCATGCCCATCGGAATGGCAATCCCGATGTAGATGGCCGTCAATACGGCCCCCGTGGCTGCTAATATGCCGGCGGGTATGATTCCAAACGGACCAAATGCAATGGCAATGGCCAGCCCAATCCACACCGCAATGAGCGCAGCACCGGCGGAGATCAAAATGATGACAATGATTTCAAACGTGGACTTCAGCCCCGACTGCATCGTGTCGTACATGCCGTAGATGGTGTACAAGTACGTCGTCATCATGCCCATCACTTTGTTCAGCATGTCCCGCAGTTTGATCAGCATGATCATAATGGGCTGCATGATGTTCAACACCCGCCCCATGATCTCGGCAATGATGGACGAAATGGCGGTCCGAATGGCGTTAATCAATCCGCGCACGTCGTTCAGCACGTTTGCAATGCCATTCAGCGCGCTGCCGACGGCAGACTGCGTGTAATACAGCGGCTCCAAGGCCACCGACGACATGTCCTTGATAATGGCTTGAATGCAATATTCAAAATTGGTTTGCACGTACTCCATCCCGCTTTGACCGGTCGGCTGCATAATCATTCCCGCAAACGGCATGTACGCGGGCTTGCAGCGATACACGGGCCAGTTGCTACGAATGTAAGTGGCGTTCGTGCGCACTTTCAAGTAAACGTTGGCGCACAAATACACGAAAATGATTATGACTGACCACAATATGTCCGACACAATTTGATCAAACAACCGGTTTTTGTACATGAACTTCATCGTTTGAATAAATCCGGCATCCGTTTGTTGTGGTGGTTCCAGTGCGGGCCCGGAAACAGGTGTCGCGCTCATGGTCTATTAATAATTCAAACTATTTGTTTTTTTTACTTCCCCCCCTAAATCTGCAACCGCAAGCGCAACCACAACCGCAACCGCCACCGCAACCGCAACCGTGTTATAGTGCGCGCACCACTTGGCCAATCGGACCCGCCCATGTGCTCTGCATAGATTGCATGCCCGTGTCCATGGTGTACATGGACGTAGTCATTATGCCGATGTTCTTTGAAACCATGTCCTTCAAGCTGATGATCATCCTCTGAATTTGAACCAGCAGGTTCAAGAACACGCCGAAGATGTTGGCGATCCCGCCGGACACGTTCGTTCTAAAGTTGTTCATGAAATCCCGCACATCGTTCAAACTGGACGTCAGACCGCCGATGCTGCTCGTTGTCAGCGACATCAAATAATTCGCGGGCTCCATTAGCACGGTCATGTAACCGGACTGCATGTTTTGCATGCACTGTTGAAAGTTGGCTTCCGTGTCGTATCCAAAAAACCCTGCAAGCAGCATGTAGTTTGTCTGGCACTTGTAATGCGGCCAATTGTTTTTTACGTTCTTAATGAACAACAACGTGGAAACGCCCACGTCTATCCCAACGTAAAATGCAATGATTGCAATCACGTCAACCAACGTCAATATTTTTGAAGGAGGATCGGCACCGAAACTTTCGTCTTGTGCTCCTGCTGCTGCTGCTGCTCCTGCTCCTAATTCCTTCATCTCAATATCAGCCATTGTTTCAAGTTTATGCACGTGCTTTCTTACTACAAAATCCAAATATAATTATTTTGCATTTGGATTGCAAAAATGGTATGCAAGTTATACGAGTTTCGTATTTGTGGGAGGCGCATTTGGATTGTCCAAAGCAGCTTCGGATGCGCCCTTCATTATGAGATGATTATTATTCAAGCTGGCGGCACTGGCCGATGCGGATCCTGAAAATTGTGGGACAGTGACGGCCTTGACTGTGGGCGTGGGCGTGGGTGTGGTTGTGGTTGTGGTTGTGGGTATGAATGATACGCCGCCTCTTTTCAGTTTGGACTTGGACCCCCTCCTCTGTTTAGATTTGGACCCACTACGTTTGGATTGTTTAGATCGTTTGGATCGTTTGGATCGTTTGGATTTGGACCCCCTCCTCTGTTTGGTTTTGGATTTGGACCCCCTACGTTTGGAACCGCCGACTCTGGCACCGGAGTTTGCTAGAACCAGCCGGTTATGGTCGGCCGCAGCAGCGGCATTTTGACTTGCAAAATCAGGCGTCTTTGTTACAGGCGCAGGAATCGGTGCACCGGGTGCACCCTGCGGGATGTTTGGTTTCGACACAATTGGAGCGTATGGATTCGGCGTGGGCGTGGGCGTGGGATTGGTTGTTGTCATTGCGATAATGAGAATGCGTGCATATATTATGAACGCATTAATTAATTTATTGTAATTTATGTATTGTTCAATTATTGAGTTAAAAATAAAGTCGGGGTATTTAACATAATGCGATTTGCAAAATACAAAATACGACCATCAACATGAACAGCATGGACCGAATTCAGCTTGAAAAAATGATTCAAGCCAACGATGCAGCAGACAACACCGAACAAATTCGCGAACTGAAACACAGCACCCTCATTCACCAAGACGTCGGCACGTTGCTTAATTTGAAACGCGATTACGCGCGCTTGGCCAGAACCAACCCCGACCAGTTTGACATGATGTGCGTGAACCGATGCTCCTTTCTGTTCAACAACTACACCGACATTTTCAACAAGGTGAAAAAAGACGAAATTGATTTGTCTATCTTGGGGCGGTTGTTGGGTGTGCTAAAGCTGATTGAAGAGGGAAAGGTGGGGCAGCACGAAGCGTCCGTTGAAGTGGGAAAGCTGCTCAAGCAAATTTATATTGACAGCGCGCTAAAGAAGTCGGAAAAGCTGGACAAACAGCACGACAAGGGCAGCGACAATGCATCAACGCTGCCGCCCGCAAAAAAAGTCTCGTGGACCCAGTATAAAAAAATGAATGCATCCGCATCCAATTGAGATTCATGCAAATGCAAATGCAAATGCAAATGTTTTTATGTTGCATTTTTATATGCAAAATTAACAAATCAAATCAATCAATCTAACAATAGAGATGCATGTGATTGCGGTTTGGTTGCAAGATCCGATGGCGGGTTTAGGCGACTTGATCCGAGGCACCATGCATTTGTGCGACCTTTCGCAAGAGTTGCACTTCAAATTGACGGTTGACTCGCAATTCCATCCTGTGTCCAAGTATTTTGCCTTGTGCGGCGGCGAACATTCCAATTACGTGCTTCAAAACAAGGGCAAGGTGCACAATTTCATAAATGGCGACCTCACAAACTTGCGCCACGTCATTCAATCCGCAATTAGAAGTGGTTGCACAGAGCCGTTGCTGGTGTGTAGTAACATCACCAACCGCATGAACGGGGTTCCCACCCAGCACTCTGCACAATTCATTCGCAGCGTATTGATGCCCAACACGGAGTTTCAAACGGCATTCAATGCCATGTGTAAACTGCACAACATCAACTGCGCCAATAAAAAACACACCATCATTCATTTTCGCGTGGGCGATGACGACTTGGTGAACCACAACATCAACCATGCCAAATACCAGGAGTGTTTGCGAGTGCTGGACACCCACACCGTGAGCGGTTTGATGGATGACACTTCCTACATCATTTCAGATTCGTACTGGTTCAAACATTTTTTGCGCAAGGTGCGCCCGCACTTGGCAAGCAGAGTCTTGGACACGAAACCGATACACCTGTCGCATTCTTGCGGTGACGACAAGCACGACGAAATGGTCGCGGACACCATGTTTGATTTTTATTTGCTCATGACTGCAAAAGTTATTAAAACGTATTCTAGCTACACCTGGGTGTCCGGGTTTGTGCGATGGGTGAGTCACGCGTTCAACGTGCCAGTCGTGAATCTGAATTACGAAGTCGGATACAATCAAATGAAACTTTTTGACTCGCGCATGCAGTCTGCAACTGCAACTGCAACTGCAATGTTCTCATTTGCAAACATAATACCAAAACCAAGCCCACCCCCAACCAGGACCACAAACGTAATCACAACCCCGACCAAGAACACGAACCCAACCCTAAAACCAACCCTAAAACCAACCAGAACCACAAACACATTCATAATAACAATGACAAACACAAAGGCAAAGACAACGAGTGCGCGCGCGTTTATTCCGTTGCGTTTGTTAAATTGAGTCTTCAACTGCATTGCGAAAATCAATATAAATCCATTATGCAATCCAAATGCATCACGGATTCTCTTTCATATATGTCTTACAATCGCAACAATCGCAACAAAATCTTGCTCATCGTGGAGTCCCCGGCCAAATGCAGCACCATCGTGGGTCATTTAGGCGCGGACAAGTACGTGTGTGCGGCCACGTTCGGACACCTGAGGGAGCTCGGTTCATTGGCCGACATTGACACCACGTTTGCTGCCGTGCCGCAGTTCCACGTGGTGGAGAGCAAGAAGACGCAGATTGACAAAATACGGGCGCTCGTTGCGGAGTGCAAGGAAACCTACATCATGACAGACCACGACCGCGAAGGCGCCGGCATTGCGTACCACGCGTGCTGCTTGTTCGGCCTCCCGGTTGCCACCACCAAGCGCATCATCTTCAACGAAATCACCCAACCTGCGCTGGAGCGCGCCATCCAAGCGCCGCAGCTGCTTAACATGGACGCCGTGCACGCGCAAATTGCCCGCCAAACGCTGGACATGCTGGTCGGGTTCCGAATCACGCCCACGCTGTGGAACAATCTTCAAACGCGCGAACACGCGCAGTCACAGTCACAGTCACAACCGAAGGCAAAGGGCTCCACGCTGTCTGCCGGGCGCTGTCAGACCCCCGCCCTGCGCCTCATTTACGACAACCAGTGCGCCATTGACGCGGCCCAAGGCCGGGCGGTGTTTGAAACCGTGGGCCACTTCACCCAGCTGAATTTAAAGTACGAGCTGACCAAGGGGCATGATTCCGCCGAAGCCTGCGCAGCGTTTTTGCACGCGTCCGCCGCGTTCGCGCACATCATTCGCGCCCCTCAAATCCACGGGTTCATCAAGCCGCCGCCGCTGCCGTTCACCACGTCCTCGTTGCAGCAGCAGGCCAGCAACGAGCTGCACTTTTCGCCCGCCGACACCATGCTGGCGTGCCAGCACTTGTACGAGGGCGGCTACATCACGTACCCGCGCACCGACAGCCGCGCGTATTCGGCGCCGTTCTTGGAGCACGCTCGCGCCTACATTGCAGAACGATGGGGCGATAAATACTTTGCGCCAGAGCCTGCTGCGCCAGAGCCTGCTGCGCCAGAGCCTGCTGCGCCAGAGCCTGCTGCGCCAGAGCCTGCTGCGCCAAATCCAGAAAAAAAGAAACGCATCGTCGTCGTGAAAAAGAAAAAGACCACTGCACCCGTTCGGGTGGTGGACGAAGAAGCTGCAGTAGTAGAAGCTGTGAAACCGCAGGAAGCGCATGAAGCGGTGCACGTCACGTCGCTGCATTGCATTGAATTGCCGGACACGCTCACCACGAAAGAGCAGCGCCTGTATCGCATGATTTGGCGGCACTCCGCCGAAACGTGCATGGCGCCGTGCACGGGAAAGACCCTGGTGTCTTGCATCACGGCACCCGAAGGGCGCGAATACCGGCACTCCGTGGAACGCACCGAATTTGCGGGCTGGCGCATTGTGGCCAATGCCCCCAGCGACGACTCCGTGCCGCGCTGGTCGCTGTTGCAAGCAATAGTTCCCGACTCCGTCATCAAATACAATAAACTTCTCTCCCGCATGCACCTGCGCGACTTGAAGTCGCACTACTCGGAGGCGTCCCTCATTAGCATGCTGGAAGAGTGCGGCATCGGCCGTCCGTCCACTTTTGCCAGCCTTGTGCACAAGATACAGGAGCGCGGCTATGTTGCAAAACAGGACGTGCCCGGGCGGCGTGCGAAGTGTGTGAATTACGAGCTGGACGGCGGCATCCTCAGCCAGTCCGTGGAAGAACATGAATTCGGCGCCGAAAAAAACCGGCTGGTCATTCAGCCGCTTGGACGCACGGTGATAGAATTCTTGTGCGCCCATTTTTCCGAGCTGTTTGACTACGATTACACCAAGCGCATGGAGAAGCAGCTGGACCAGGTGGCGTCCGGTGACAAACCGTGGAGCGACGTGTGCACCGAGTGCCTTGCGTGCGTGGACCGGTTGCTCA